GCGTATATCAGACCGGATCCGCACGCGACATGGGCCGCGGCCGTTTCGTGCGCGTCGGTACATACGGTGACCCCGGCGCCGTGCCCTCGCACGTTTGGAATGAACTGCTATCAGAGGCCAGCACCTGGACAGCGTACAGCCACCAAAGCGGATGGCGCCCCGACATTGCCATGCAATCCGCAGACAATTACGCCCAGGCGTGGGCCCATTGGCGCGCCGGGCGCCGCACATTCCGCGTTGTCACCGGTCTGGATGAGATCGATACCGCGCACGAGGCCCTTTGCCCCGCCTCAAAAGAGGCCGGGCGCCGCGTGCAATGCACCGCTTGCAAGCTGTGCAAGGGCGGCACCGCTGCAAAATCAATCGCAATCGTGGAGCACTAATCATGTGGAATCGCACCTATTACGCAGTAGAAACACGGCACACCGTAAAGGGGAGCCGTTGGGACGGGCAGCACCTGTTCCGTGTAAGCGCAGACGAGCGGCCGGAGGGCCGCTTATACTACGCCAGCGCGGACAACTTCGGGTGCGGCAAGAGCTGCAGCACCCCCCTACAAGCAATCTACCATCTGGCAGAGGACAACGGCGCAGAGGTCTTGAACCTGTGCATTCAATACGAGGATGAAATCTAAGGACCGGGGGCCACGGCCCCCTTTTCTTTCGCCTATGTTGGCGCAATCCCCGACCAAAACCCGCAAGCCGCAGGGCGCAGAGCATCGGCCCGCAGGGCGCAGGGCCTAGGACCGCGGACCTCGGCCCACTACACCCACATAATGATCAAAAATCACAGCGCGCAGGGCATCAACCAGAGGCGCAGGGCCCGCGAACATCGATCCTTGGACCTCGGACAGAGGTTTCTGCACCAAATCAACCGCCTCTGACCCCGGAATCAAATGAATGTAGCTAGAAGAGAGGCTCTTTACCAAGAAAAATGAGAGGCCTCCGCGCGCCCAATAAGCTGTATGCCACGCGACCTGATGGGGCGATAATTTTACCTTATTGGTTTTCGATACCTTGAGCTCAACCCAGAAGGGCATTCCGTCCCACAATACATGCACATCGGGAACGCCCCCGCCATGGCGGTTCTCAATCCTCGTCGTCAGCACCTGCTTTGGTAGATTTCTTTTCAATGTATTCCAAAAGTTCGCTTCCGGACCCTGACTCATTGGGGGTGACGTCCTTGTACTGGGCCTCAACTTGGAATGCGTGCGGGTACTTCTGCTGCAGTGCTGCCAAGCGGGCGGTGATCTCATCCCTCGACATCTGGTCAAGGGTGTTGATTGTCTCGCGACGGTCAATCGTAAGACCGCCCAGCGCCGAGCGTATTTTCTCAGCGTTGATGGCAGCGGAGTATTGCCCCGCCTCTTCTGCGCCACGGGAAAGCTTAGCAAAGCGTTCAAGCTGGCCAATTGTGGTCACACCGAAACGGCGTTCTCGTTCCTCGCGCAGCTCTTGGATGCGTTCCAAAACATGCGGGTAATCGGTGCCGTTCAGAAGCTTGGATGCATAAACAACGGCTGTGCCTTCAGCAAACCCGGCACGCCTAGCGCACTCTGCGTTGGAGTAAATACCCTCAACGATAAGCTTGCAGAAGGTCTCTTGCCTGTTCGAAAGCCTGCCCTTGCGTGGATCCGGTTTGCCATCGACCCTCAAGTACACCCCATCAGGGTATTCTTCTGTCTCTGCCCATGTCTCCGGTGTCTTTTCCCAAAACTCTGGATCGCTCTTACTCTTCGGCATCCTGTCCTCCAAGATGTTGATTGCCCACAACTTACAACAGGGAGGCCCGGCGTTTCAAGCGAGTTTCCCTATAGAACTTTTTGCTGGGTATTTACCTCAAAGAAAAATGAAAAAGTCGCGCGCGTGCGGCCAGACAACTCAGTTACCAGGTACAACCTTTGGATGATCCGTACAGTTCGTGACAATCTTTTACGGTACTGTCACGGATTTTGTCACGGATAATATTGTTTAATATCAACACTGTAAGTACCAAAAAGTGTCACCGTGACATTTGGAACAGCAAAATTGAGATTCTGGCTCGTCGCGAGCCAACTACCCAGCAGGTGGTCTATATGGAAACTCAGCACTTTCGCCCTGCAACACACTGAAAACAAAAGAAAAGCCCCGTGACAAACGATGTCACGGAGCCGGTACAAAACCTAAGCTTTGTCACGAATCAGTTGATGAGCAGTACCTTTCGGCCAAACTTTTATACAGATCCAAGGTCCGAGGTTCAAGGCCCTATTATCGTTATTCTGTCCTCCAGATCCTCATTGCATTGTCGTCATGCCGACGCCATTCCCACCGCCACTCCCATTTCATATGTCCTTTGTGTCTCCAGTTGCGGGTACGGATGGTGCTTCGAAAGGCTTTAAGCTCTTGCTTTGTACCTTGGAACACGAAGCTGTCGCCTACGTCCATATCTTCCAGCCAGCTATATGAGGGGCGAGGTAGCCCTTCGTTCTCTGGCATTGGTACATTCTTTTCGATGGTGATATCTGGCATTGGCACGTTCTTTTCGATGGTGATCATGTTCGTTCTCCTGCAGTGTTACAAGTGTTACAAGTGTCACCAGCATAACACAAACTTTCCCCTTGCCAACCCCCCAGCTTGCATGTAACTTGTACGTGGGCAACAAGGCCCGTCAACTAAGGAGAGACAGATGTATATAGTTTCGTGGACCGTGAACCATGGTCTGAATATGCTAGATGATTATTACGCACTCTTTGACAGCCGCGAGGCTGCGGAGAGTGGTATTGCCAGTTTGATGGAGCATGAAGATCTGCATTGCTGGGCTGTGTCGAAGGTATTGTCGGCGTCTGAGCCGCATTGGATGGAGGATGTGGCATGAACGATTACAACGTCCAGATACGGGTAAGAAACAACCGTATCTTGAGGAGGATCCGTGACCTATATGGAACTTCTGCCGACATGTGTAGAAAAACAGGCCTCCAGCCTACTGTAGTTTCTGAATTTCTGGGGTTTAGGAAAAAACCTTTTTTGGAGAATGGAGATCTGGTTCCCGCGGCTGAAAACTTGTGCAGTGCGTTAGGGGCTACACCGGAAGAGCTTTGGCCTGCCGAGATGTCGGAGGTAGTTGCGAAGAAGGCAACATATGAAATTGAGCTTACCCAAGTTCAAGCCATGTCGCTTTGCAGTAGCGCAGAACAGGACGTCATCTCGAGACAGTTGATTGAGAAGTGGTCTACGGGTTTGAGCAACAGGCAGCGGGTAGCGTTAGAGGCGCTATCCAAGGGCGTGACTGTAGATGAACTTGGAAAAGAACTTGGGGTCACAGGAGGTCAGGCTTGGCAGATCCAACGAAAAGCCCTTAGAAAAATGAGGCACCGTGCTTTGCTTGAAGACGGGGTAAAAACTTATGGGGAGGTAGTAAAAGATGCCGAATGAGGGACGTGGCTTGGGAGATTTCCAGAAGCGCCAGCGCAAGCCTGTGGAGATCCGAGGTACGAGGTACGAGAGCCTTGCTGCTGCGGCCAAGGCCTTGGGTGTGAGTGAGCAGACGGTGCGTCGTGCTGCGAAGCGTGGGACAGAAAACAACGTTGGTTTGAGGAAGGAGCGGGCCGATGGCTAAGTGGGATCTGAGTAAACTGCCCGAGGGCCGCAAAAGGATGAGTAATGACCTACGTAGCTTAAATTCGCTAGAGGATATTGAGTTTGCAGTAAAACGCATCGAAGAACTTGAGGCCAAGCTGGCCGATGCCCAATGGCTTCTTTGTGATGCTGCGGTCCAGTTGCGTGAAGGACTGATAAAGACCCGCAGGAATAGAGCCGACTTGATCGACACATTCCTCGCAGAACTGAAAGGTGAGAAGGATGAGTGACGATCATTTTCGCATCGTGATGCAGCACGTCGAGGAGCATGAGAACGGCGATGCTACCTACACCTTTGACATGAGTGACAAGGCTGCTCAGTCGGTGATCGAAGAAGGCCTGAAGCTGTTGATGTATTGCGGCATATCCAAAGTAGACATTCAGGATGTGTATGATTGGATCTTGAAACAAGGAGAGAAGTATGAAGACGCCACCTAAAATTATCTGGGTAGACTTTGACGATCGTGGGCACGTTGTGTCTGGCGGCGAGGGCTGCGCTCGGTATGACGGGGAGCACACGTACGTTCGTGCTGAGCCTTTTGTTTTGGACATCGGGCGTGACATGGACGACATCTTGGACGAGGCCTTTAGGGCTGTATTTATAGGAGAGAAGCAATGAGATCTGTGTCGATTCTCTACATCCAGAAAGAGCTGCGCCGCTTACAGGAGGAGCTTGAAGAACTGATTATGAAACTAGAGGAGATGAAACATGAATAATAGATACGAAGAGATGCTGTCTCACGCGATGGCTTTCCATGTGGAGAACCCGAAAGTGTGGGATTACTTTGTGAAGTTTACGTTTGAGGTGATCGAGCGTGGGTTCAGTCACTACTCTGTTAACGGTGTGTTCGAGCGCATTCGTTGGG